TTTTGTTTGGTTTTTTTTTTTTTTTTTTTTTTTTTTTTTTTTTTTTTTTTTTTTTTTTTTTTTTTTTTTTTTTTGGAAATGTAAGGTCTAATGTCAAAACTCTAACCCTGTTAGAGAAACATAATCACAACCTTACACATTAAAATCCTGAAGATCAACAAGGTTGTTGATTTTTATACCGCCTTCTCGGTATTAGACTAAGGTCCAAGGCGGTGAGCCCTGAAACCTTAAAAACGAAAAATCTTCAGCAACTGCCATATCCCACGATATTCTCGTGGTTGTGGTAGCCGTAACACTCCACCATTGAAGATAGGCATTTCTCAAAAACCTGTCTTCAAAGACTAGTGAACTAGCTGAGATTAAATCGTCTGTGAAAGATAGTAAGAACAAATTGTTTGTATAGAATGGATACTCTATTTCTATTCCTCCGTTTGTATTAGGCACGAAAGCTTCGGTTCCAGACACAGACATGACTGGAAGTCCAAAAGCGTCCGGAGCCGCAACAGGAGTAAGCTGAGCAGTTTGCAAGCCATATATACTAGCGCGAATCTGACCTAAAAGTCCCAACTGTCCATCAGTATGAAATGCAAAACGCTTTCGAATTCCTCCTCGCATTCCTACATACGCATATCGCAAGTAGTTAAACAGATTAGGACGAAACGTAGTAAGCCCTCCATAGGACGGATTAATGGGAGATATTATAGGCATATCAACACGCATCAGTAATAAGGCAGCTCTTGCTACCGCATCAATATAGTGCCAATCATGGTTATATCGTTTTAGTAACGATCTGAAAGATAGCGGACGCTCACCAAAATAGGATTCACAAATGTGATCCGTAGTGGCATTCGGCTCATTCAGTTCAGCACACGTTATATCCTCTGACGACACACAGTGCGAAAAGGAAGAATCACCTTCAGTATCCTGGAGTTCAGCCAAATACTGTCTTGAAGTAGGCAAATTATCCTCAGACATGAAATTCACGTCTAAAGTCTTTGCCCGAACATAGACATTTATCGAAATATTCGACGAATCCGGAGACTGTAAACTCGTAAATGGAGCGGCAAATACCATTCCATTCACATGATTAACCTTTCCTCCCGCATTGAATCCTGAACCATACATAGAAGAATATTCATCTTTCTCGAGCTTCGTAAGCCACTCTCTAGCTTGCGCCCAATTTACACAAAACTCAACATTTTGAGTCTCTTGAATGTCAACTAACTTAGTGTATTGCTTATTAGTAAACAAATCACTGGTTATTAACACATCCTGTGTAATATTAGGCTCAAAAAAGAAGGCTAACTTACCTCGATGAAGTGATGAGGCAACTATTTCAAACCTAAACACTATGTCCCCACGCCAAAAATTAAACAATTCGGCGACAAAGGCCATAGGTACAGGCTGATATATGTCATTCCCATTTACAGATCCAAACCTATGATAATTTGGCGCTACAGCACCTTTCCATAGAACAGAGGACATAGGAGTAGATGTTGCTGCCCATGTGAAAGTATCCACATAGGATTCACGCATATAGACATGTCTCAAAGACATTTCGTCCTCAGGACATCCTGTAACACGCGGATCAACTGTTATTCCTCTTTTGGGATCCAATGCAATCTTACACGTAGTATCTGATCCAATCGTCTGTGAACCGCTCGCATATGGCATAGGTTTCATATAATTCGTAGGATTACTAACAGGTGGTCGAGAAAAACCAAACAAAGAAGCTAATTGTTGCAAACCTTCAAACACCGTCCCTGAAGCTCCAGCATATGGAGCTATAATAGGAATCTGTTCTAAAGTTCTGCTCATATTAACCATCTTTGATGCAATATTCTCAACGGGACCAACATCATCTTCATCACCTTCAGTGTCAAGTGCGATAACAGTTCCAGTAGAAGTGCCTAATTCGGCATTTTCCACCCAAGCATATATCGACATTTCAACAGCTGTAGGGGACGATGACACCGACTTAATGGTATTCAAAGTACGTATGGATAACTTACCCATATCATGAATATCATTATAATTGGTAGCATTAGCCAGCGCGGTAGTAATCGCGTTATACAAACGTGCCATTGGTTTAGGAAGAATAAATGGAAGAACTACTTCCGTAGGTTGATTTGCCTTAACATCAATAGTAGTAGCTCCAGGCGCTTGCGACATATAGCAGTTAACAAAACGCTGAGATAACGAAGCAGCTGCAAACATTTGCAGTACCTCATTAGCGTCTGAAAACGGCTGATAAGAAACCAATAACCTTCCATAATGGAAAGGAGTACCAGATACAGCAATACGCACATGTAAATCTCCACGGAAATACGCGTAATTCTTCAGTTTGGCTCGAACTGATGCCTCACCGAAGAAAAGGTCCCAAGGCTGGATACTCAACGCCAGTTCTGTAGGATCCAATGGTAGTGCAGCTGAATATATCAACACCGGACGAGCTAAGAAATCGCCCATTGGCAATAAAGTCCTAGCTCCAGTGTGTACAACGTCAGGCTGCCCAGCGCTCTTTTCATCATCATCGTTTCCTTTCACATCAGTAAGATTTTGGTCTATACTAATGGTTGATTGCTCGGCTACACCATTGGTTTGCAAAAACGTCGCATCACCTTCAGTTTCCTGTCTAACTCCTATTCGCACCATCCGCACATCACCCATATTTACTAGGTAATCATGCGTACAACGATAAGATTCAGCAAGAGCTAAAAGATTTAGACATTTTTCGTATCTATCCCTTTCAAATTGATTATTAGAATACTTCAAGACCGTTCGACAATGTCTAACAGTCGGAAGGGAGCCGCGCATAAATGCGCGCGCTCCCTTTTCGACCAAGAAAGCCATTTCTAGTAATGAAGTTCCATTCTCTACAATAGGATCATCCCTCTCAATTGCTTCAACTAACTCAAACACTGCGAGTATTAACTCGTGCTCATCTGAGCTATTTTTTAAAATTTCAATTTGTTTGTTATGCCATTCGTAATTGTAGTATGCCGGCATAGGCAAGTACAATGTGTAGAGAGTCGAAATTCCAATATTTATAGTGGCATATTTACGACCATATTACCAAATAGGTTCCACTTCAAGTTTAACGACATTATAATACTTCTTCTCTACAAAAAGTATTACGGGGTCCAAATCTCCCATTATTGGGAGATTGAATTTAGGATGTCATCGAAAGTAGGTAGGCTCTCACGCACCGTATGCTCATCAGCATCTAGGCGCATAAGTATTCCTATCAAAAACTCTCGACAACGATGGTACTGGTTCCTGTCAGAGTGAAAAAACAACTCATAACAGGCAGATACATAGGTAGAAAGCAATTGTTCATTTTTAGTTACAAACTTCGAAGGAATCCTCCAAATCAAGGACTTATAAATTGATTCTAAATCCAGTGGAGCAACCCATCGCTGAATGTCCTCTTTAAATACAAATCGTCTTTTCAAAAATGAACAAGTATGTATGTCCAAGAAGTCATCATTTATTTGCTTCTTAGCAGCAGAGGTATAATCCATGCGATAATTATCACTGCAAAACTTACTATAATATGTGTTATTAAACACATGAGAATACTTAGGTTTTACAGCAGCAAGGACATCATCACCGTATATACGAGGTAACACACCCTCAAAGAAATCCTCTTCCTTTAAATCGGGGTGTGCATACCATGCATACATTAGCAATAACAATCCTTTAAGCGAATTATCTTCAGCAGTCGCATACTTACCTGATGGTTGCAAACCACTCACTTCCATCAAGTCTCTGTTCACTTCTACAAGAGGAAAAAGATTATCGGTCAAGATTCCCTTAACTATTCGTTGGGAATCAAAATTATAACCCTTTTCACTCAAGAAGTTATGAACAACAGTAAATGCTGCTCGACTAATATCAAAAGGCATACGCTGATCGTAATTAGAATAATCTCCCTCCATTATGAAAGGAGAAAACTCAGCTAAATCACTTACAATCTTTTGAGCATTAGCATGCATGTTTATGCCTATGGAAGTACAAAAGGCATCACCTTGTTCGACCATAAGGGTATAGAATGGAGCCAGAAACATCCTGTCTACAATGAGCTTATCAAGCCCTTGCATATAGAACATTCTTGTCTTTCCTGCTCTAACCTTTTCATATGATCGAGGTTCATCCTTTAACTTCCCAACATAAACCGACTGATTGGTCTGAAGATGCTGGTAACGAAGTAACATCGTTGTTATGGCAGCTTTCAATTCATCAACTGCTTCTCGCGTAGTATCTTCCACTAACGGAATATACTCTGCTTTCTTACCAGAATATGGATATCCTGCCGAAGTACTGGCAGTTATTCGTCGCAAAAATGGGTCATTGTCGACTCCATTTATCGCCGACTCCATATCTAGCGGAGAAAGACGCGGACACCTAACTTCTTCCAGAAGCCTTCGCAATAGACGATCAATGCATTTATATAGCACATTATGATCCAATGACGCTTTTTGTCCAGCTAGTTTCTTCAAATTAACATTAAAAGGAGAAACATACTGTCCATTAGTAATCCTCGGTTTCATAAGTGGGCGCATATAGCACTGTTTAGGTATAAACCCAAATTCATCGAACACAAAAGCATCTATATCGTCTGCAAATTCTGATCGGACCAAAGATGACTTATCATTAACCATGATTGGACCCGGCAATTTCCCGTAATAGTCCACTCCGTGAAGAGTTTCATATCTAAACGGGGATTTAACGCCAGGATCCTCCATTGATTCAGTTGTCATATCATCCGATCGAGAATGCAATTCGAAATAAGGTGATTTTAATCGCAAGGATTCCATACCTTCTCGAAGCTTCTCTTGAGTGAGCAATGGACCCGTGCAAGCGTCAGTAACTCTACCGCCTGAAGCGTGTATTCCAACGAAAGTGCTTCCTCTATCGCGTAAAATAGCAATAGGAAGTCCACACTTTCCCTTCGCATGACTTGGGTCCGAATAAGCAAAATACTTGGTTAAAGTGATTGCCCCAAGACGCTTATCCATGATATCGATACTGCCCGGCTTATAAAAGATGGAAGTTTCGTGTAATCCTACACATCCCTTAGTTTTAGCTGGCAGATCATCACCTCGAGTGAAATGTAACACAGCATTCTTAAACCGAATACCTGTTAAATCCACCAGTGATATATCATTTCCCAAATCAATACGATTTAGGGAATTTACTCGCGTCTCTTTGAACACCAAATCCTCACCCTTCAAGACGCCGGATGTAGAGACTGCCAATATGGCTTCCTCTTCTCCAGCAAAAGTATGAGTATTTACCAGTGCGTAGCTTCCGCACACTCCGAAAATATGTGTGCGAATACACGCAACTTCTGATTTCACGGCAGCTCTGCGAATGTTCGTTTTAAAAGCATGAACCAACCCATCAGGCGTATCAGTATACAAAGCTGGATTTTCACGAATCTTTAAATTCCAAACATAGCTATCAAGCTTATTGGAGATTCTAGTATATGATTTTCCACAATGGAACCCATTTTCTAGATCCTCCAACGTCTCGTTATGTTCAGAATCTAATCGAAACGAAGAAGCTTCAGACTGTAGATAATCGTCACACTTCGAACTATTAATCGCACTCCTCCTCAAACGAAGATAGATGTAATAGATAGCACAAAAAGTTGACAAAACTACTGCAACCTCTGCTACTATACTACCCTCCTCAGGTAAATTGGGAGAATCATAAAATCCCATCAAGAAGCCCAACTTTCGTATGGATTTCTTGAGAGACATTCGTGTAGGATTGGTGTACATCTTTAATCCCAAAACTGCCACTGTCTTCGCGTAGGTGCCCCCTTGAAATATCTTCAATAGAGCTCCACCATCCATCATAAGGAATAACCAGCCTATCGGTAACCACCAAGCCCACCAAAAACTAAATGCATAACTCAGTAAAAATACCTGATAGCCACGTATACGAAACGGTAATACTTTTCCGTACGCATGACTAAAAAACATTTCACTAACTTTTAAGAAAAAGTAAAAGGAGGCAAGTGTGATAAACTGAACACTGGCATACGAAAGCTCTCGAGCAAACGCAATACCAGGCCGTATCGCAATATACCATGACAATATAAAGCACATGAAATCCCTATAATGATATAGGACTTGACGCGGCAATACTCTTTGGACATAAGGAACAACCATTTCATCGTCATCTCCTTCAGGCTCCTGATCAGGGTGCAATAACACAGAGTCAGCAACCATAGCTTGGATATCTTCCTGTTGACGAATATGTTGGCTATATTTAGACTTAACAAAATCTCTGAGCGCATAAATATCCCCTCTAAACAACTCATTCCTTCCGGATTGAACGTTGTTTTGTGGGACATATTCACGTACTATGAAATCCCATTTGTCTAATATGTCACGGCCTGAATTAACAGATTTCTCATAATCCAAACCACAGGACCCGTCATCTCGACGAAACTCAGGCTTAACAACTTGTTCGATATACAGAAATCTACGTCGAACTGCTGCTGGATTACTCACCAAATGATTCAAATGCATACTCTCATTGTTCGTATCAATAAGGACCAGATCAGGAAGAGCATATACTCGACCTTTGTCATCAACTGACGACATATCACAACAGAAAGGTAAACTATCAATCAATGAACATATTTCATTAATTACAGTATCACCTTCTCGCCGAATCTGCTCTAACGACTTTCCTCCTGTCTCCGAATAATGAATATAAGGATTAGCAAAAGGATCATAGCCATCAAAATATTGCGAAGAAACAACTCGTGAATACATCAAAGCATCACTATGCTCACGATTTTTCACTTCAGAGTACCATTGCGTCAATACAGGCAATATCTGACCTTTACCAACTCCTGGATCACCATGCAAGACGATTCCAAATGGAGTTCGCCGCTTTCGCGAAAACAAGGTTGACTTCTTGTCCATTATGTCTTTTTGCAATGACAAAGTTCGTGATTGAAGTGCATTACACTCCTTCGATAAGGGGTGCAGTATCTTCTGACACTGACGAGAAGCATCTATCAGACGCTCACCCTCAGCTACATAAGAAGAAATATCCATGCGACCTTCAACAGGCAAGCCATGATAAGTATGATCGCGGTAAAGCATAAGATTCTCAATATTACGACTAACAATTGCTGTTTCATCGTCATAAAGAAAAGCTTCCTTAAAACTCATACCACTGCGGATCTTACTTGCAAACCGAACAACTCTAACATAAAAGTCTTTGGCTTCTACCATAAAATCTAGCATTGACATCTTTCGGGGTTTTCCAAAAAACGCTTTAAGCATAGATCGCATGGATTTATCTTTCCAGTCAAACTTAAATGCTAAAAGTGCAACGACTATATTCCGAAGGGAGGTAACTAATGATGAATCAAGAAAAACTGACAGCATATCCAACTCGGACAAGCCCTCCGTTTCCATAACATCCTTTCCTCCAAACAATCTACGGACAAGCGGATATGAATCCACTATCAACGTCCGAACATAGTCAGCAGTATCGGGAATCTTTGGGAAATGAAGTCTAATATGCGTATAACAAATAGATGCGTATTGTACATAAGAATTACACATTCGTAATTGATGTATAAACGCTATCATATCTGCAACAAAAACTGCATATCGAGGATCAATACCCTCATAAAGTCGCTTCACTGATTCATAAGCTTCTGAGTTAAAAATCTCAAATTCAAGACCCTCAGTTTCTTGTATGGAGTCCTTCTTTCTCAATTCTAACTTGCGAGCCGCATTTTGTGCAGCACGAACTGCCTTTCGGCGCTCGTTCTTCGCTTTATGAACCTTTTTTGCATTTGCCACATTCTGAGCAACTATCTCTTTACGAGATGGTTTTTTAGCCTCCTCCTTACGCTTCAAAGCATTCGGATGAGGTTTCTTAGCAAACTTCTTCGCATGAAGCTGTTCCATTGTAACATGGGACATCTCGGGCACAGGTGTTTTATAAGACCGTCTTTCCAAATAAACGGCCTTTCGTTCCGCTTCTAACTCGCGTCGAGCCTCTGCACGTTTCTTTTTACGTTCTAGTATTCTATCTAAATGTCTACGTTCACGGTTACGCTCGTTTTTAAGCTCCCTGTCCAATTCTTCAATTGTCTTTTTATATACAGGTTCTTCACCTTGCTCCTTTTTCTTCTTGGGGTACCATTCTACCGCAGTATCAATATGATCCTCGATATCGGACTCCGTATTCTCAGGAGCGTCTAAAAAGTCGACAAGCTCATCGTCATTCGAAACCCAACGCGTCAATACATCTAAACCGCGCTGAGAAATCTTGCTCAACTTTTTAAGTCGATTGGGTGTTTCTGTTATTCCTAACATCTTGCAGTACATTGGCATAGTCAGCTCTTTAACAACTTTGCTCTTCGAAGCCTTCTTCTTAGAGGATTTAGTTAAAAAACTCTTTTTCTTTGACTTGGTGACTTCTATGCCACTCTTACCAATGGGGGCTTCAGATTTAGAAGCTCTCTTTGCCAACAATTTCGCCCTCTTATCGAAGACGCCACTATTGGTCTTAGGTTTGCCGGAAGTCTGCGGTCCCGGCGCCTCAATAGTTTTCTTATACATACTTTATACCCAGTAGGCGGAAGACACGTGTATGCGCGCTCCCCTTTGGCAAAATACCAAATAGGTAATACCGGGGGGACCTCTCGTGTGTGCCACCACACGAAAGGGTTATCCCCCCAACCCGTTTCACAGCTGTTACGGGTTATCATCAGCTATAGCAGGAAACGCCTGCTCGTAGTACAATATAGGTGTACCACACTATAGAATGTTCACAGTACATTCATTAAAAACTGGTTCAACTATAATCAAGACTCATAGTCAACGTCTAGGGTGTTTACAGCACCTTACGACTGAGAAAATGGGTGTTTTACTACTAAAATGCTCCAGTGTTAATAACACTGGTTACACGAAAAGTATCTGTCCAAGAACACAAATGCACGATATAAATGATGCATAATATGTGCGCTTGAAGAGAGATCAAACCGCGGCGTATGCCGCAGCCTAATCGTTGGAGGCGGGGTATATTTACC